CAAAAAAAACAAATAACTATTTAAAAACTTTTAAAATTAACTATTAGAGGACACCCCAAAAATAAATGGGAAACATGCAAAATATAGGGTCTGTACGTAAAATAAACTTTGAAGATGTATTGATAGCTATATCTGACTATAATACTATAATAATCAATACACTGGCTAATGATAATCAATCATGTTTAATCGATAGGACTGTTTCTTATTTGCGTGAAACTGAGTTGATTAACACGCTATTGTCTTCTTCAAGAACAAATGCCAGAATAGTTATATATGGAATGAACTCGTCAGACGAATCTATTGTTGCCAAATATAATCAATTAAATAAACTTGGATTTACAAACATCTATGTTTATGTAGGAGGGTTATTTGAATGGTTGCTTTTACAAGATATTTATGGAGATGATATGTTTAAAACAACAAAAAAAGAATTAGATATTCTCAAGTTTAAAGGAAAGAGCAAACTGAACTTATTAGAATTAGATCATTGCGATTAAAACGTCGAGTGATAGTTAGTTATATCATGTTTATTGATTAGTGTATGTAGTGATTATATATTCTTTCATATCTTTCAACCATTTTTCATATACATTTTTATTTTCTGGAAGTGTTTTGTCAGTGTTTGCGTCAATAACCATTTTTTTCTTATCATTTGCAAGCCAATTCTCGTGGTATGTATGGCAATTCTCTAAATAGTCTAGAGGAATGACCTCTCCGATTCTTTCTCTTTTTTTAATCCTCTCATGTGCAATTTTAGGATTTGTTTTAATATATATTATATTTATTTCTGGAAGTTCTGTTAAAAACTCGTCGAACCATTTTTTATATATATTATATTCAACTTCTTCTATAGTTCCATTGTCGTAAAGCATTTTTGCGAATACATTGCTGTCCGTAAAAATGCTTCTTTCGGTAATGATAATGTCATAATTCTCGCGTATAGCCTTTTTCAATAATGATAGTCTTGAAATATACGCCATCATTTGAAATGAAAATGCATATTTCTTCTGGTCTCCATAATATTTTGTCAACATGTTATTTCCGTCTTTATCTTTAATAGAATCCCATATATCTACAGGTTCTTGAACAAAACAAATCCTTTTTTTTACTCCTTTTATTTCAAAACATTCTTCATCTAGACTAGTCTGAAGATTTTCTAAAAGCGTTGATTTACCTGAACCGATATTACCTTCGATAGAAAACATCATCATCTTGGTAGAAGCTTGCGAATCCTGTGAATCCATTAGTAAGTATATTACCTCATTTAGGTATTGATTTAGATTTCAATTTATTTTTAAATTAAATTGAAATGTAACAATAATTAATTGCTTATTTTATAAAGATGTCTGCATCCGCCTCCACTGAAGTTACTACTGCTATAGCAGCCAATTCCGCCTTGTCCATGGATTTTAAACAGACAAGATTGACAAAAGAAGAATGGGAACAAACCGAAATACCTATAAAGCCTGAAGATAAAAACATTGTCGAACTTATCAAACAAGGCTATCATAATGTTAATATTACAAAAAATAACACAATGTCGTTAATGAGATATTTAAAGGTTTATTCTGAAAAGGACGACAGCAATAGCAATAGTTATAAAATGATGGACCAACACATATTTATAGAGTATCTTCAACCCATCTTTTTAGATATTGTGAAAAAATACAAAGGCAAGGCAACTATTCTATACGAACAAGTTGATTCTCCTAAACAGAAAATGAAAAAAGCAGATATTATCAGGTTTGGAAATATGAACAAACAACTTCATCAACAAAAGGATTCTTTGTATGAATTCATTCTCATTGATATTGTAGATAAATTATACTCGGAATACTCTGATAATAAGAGGAAGAAATGGCTTGTATACTATTACACTCTGATTGTTATTACGAAATATAAAATGAATGATGTAAACGCGATTTGCAAACAAAAAATAGAAAAAATATTACAGGATTTGTCGGTTAATGTAAACATTCTAGACTTGATAGAAATGGGTCAAGAAATGATTGAAAAAAACGCATACCTCCTTAAATATGCTGACAAGACATTGTACGATCATCAAAAACAATTATTCAATGCGTGCAAATCCCCAGACCCAAAACTCGTTCTTTACATCGCGCCAACAGGAACAGGCAAAACTCTCTCGCCTATAGGTTTATCAGAACAACATCGGATAATATTCGTGTGCGCTGCCAGACATGTAGGATTGGCACTAGCAAAATCTGCAATTTCAGTTAACAAGAAGATTGCGTTTGCATTTGGATGTAGTGACGCGTCAAAAATCAGACTTCATTATTTTGCAGCAAAAGACTATGTAAAGCATAGAAAAAGCGGCGGTATATTCAAAGTTGATAATTCGGTAGGAGATAATGTCGAAATAATGATTACAGATTTAAAATCCTATATTCCAGCAATGTACTATATGCTTTCATTTAATAAAGCCGAAAACATAATAACATATTGGGACGAACCGACCATCTCGCTTGATTATAAGCAACACGAAATTCATTCAATCATACATGAAAATTGGAGTAAAAATTTGATTCCAAACGTTGTTCTCTCTTCTGCTACATTGCCGCAGGAAGATGAAATACAGAGAACCTTGACTGATTTCAAGTGCAGATTCGACAATGCCAATATTGTTAGCATAAATAGTTATGATTGTAAAAAGACGATTCCAATTATAAACAATAGCGGATACGTTGAAATGCCACATTACCTCTTCAAAGACTATGACACGATACTTAAATCAGCAAGACATTGTGAAAAGAATAAGACACTATATAGATATATAGATTTGGGTGAGGCTATTAGGTTCATCTTATATATAAACCGCACACCATCGCATATACTCGATACTTATTGTAAAAGCAGGTATCTTGTTTCAAACTATTTCCAGAAACATGAATCAGTAACCATGAACAATATTAAGGCATACTATATTACATTGCTAGGAAATATCAATAGAGAATGTTGGGGTAAAATCTCTTCCGACATGTTTCGGTATAGAATAAGGAGATATGTCTCTACTATTAATGTCGTCACTACCGACGCATATACATTGACAGATGGACCAAGTATATTTCTAGCAGACGACGTTAATAAAATGGCTCAATTTTGCATACAAAGTTCTAATATACCAGCAATCGTTTTGAATGACATTTCTAGAGCAATTGCATATAATAGAACAATAAATGAAAAGATTAGTTCTTTACAAAAGACAATTGATGATATTCAAATAAAAAAGAATGGAGGAAAACCCGATGATGATGAAAAATCTGATAAATGCAATACGCCTGAAACAAGACGAATCATGGAAAATATTTGCGAATTGAAAACGATGATTAAAGTAGTTTCGCTCAACTCAATGTTTGTTCCAAACACTAAAGAACACATGACTAGATATTTGGGAGGAGTAAAAACTAGCAATCGCTCATTTATCCCCAATATTTGCGACTCTGTTATAGAAAAGCTCATGTTGTTAGACGATATAGAAGACAGTTGGAAATTGCTACTCATGATGGGTATAGGGGTTTTTACTACACATAAAAGCACAAGATATACTGAAATAATGAAGGACCTGGCGCAATCTCAGCATTTGTATTTGATTATCGCGTCGTCTGACTATATTTATGGAACGAATTACCAATTTTGTCACGGTTATATTAGCAAGGATTTGGGACACATAAGTCAGGAAAAATGTATTCAGGCTATGGGACGAGTTGGAAGAACGAATGTGCAATACGATTACAGTATTCGGTTTAGAGATGACGAATTGATACGTAAATTATTCTTAGAAGAAACCGAAAAACAAGAAGTTATTAACATGAACTTGTTGTTTAGTTCGGACGATTGAAAAAAAATAACAAGGATATTATAATAGTATTATGTCTTCTCATCCAATAATAAATATTAATTGTCCTCACAAAGAATGCGGATTACCAGTTATTATAGACCCTAATGAAATAAACTGTGCTATTTTTAGACACGGTGTTTATAAAAAAAATGGGAATCAGATGCATCCACATGCACCTAAAGCATATTGTGACCAAGTATTCAGCAAAGGAATGATATATGGATGTGGGAAACCATTTAAACTTGTACGAAAAGACGGAAAAATTATAGCTGAAATATGTGATTATATATGACGTCGTGATCGTAATTACTTATGCTCGTAATTACTTATGCTCGTAATTACTTATGCTCGTAATTACTGTGCAAGTTTATTATACATATTTATAAAGTTATATAGGTTTCGGAATCGGTTCCAGTTTCAGATGTCGAATATTTTTTTTTAATTTTATCATTTAGAACTGCTAATTGTTCTTGCAAGTCATAATCTTCTGGCAATATCATTTTCAACCCAAGTCTTTTTCCATCTATTCTTTTTTCAAATACCAAATGCGGCTTCTCTCTTGATACGACTAACGATACATATTTTGGTAATTTTACATTTTCGGTTTCAGGATAAAGATCTTTTTCCAAATTATCCACGATTTTGTTAGCTTGTTTTAGTTTTTCCATAATGGAAACTTTGCCTGATTTTGTCCCTATCCATGGTTTATCCAATTTTGGATGTTTTTCTACTTTAAAATATTCTCTAGGTTTTGTATTTTCTTTATCTAACCATTCGTGATAATAAACCACGTATTTTTTCATCATATCTTGTTCAATGCCTTCTGGCAAATCTTTTGCGCCTGTTTTTCTAGCACGTTTAGTCCCGTCTTTTGTTCCATTACAATTTTGTTCTTGTTCTTTCCTTGTAGCTATACGCAAATTATCAAATGTATTGTTTAATGGGTCTTGGTCTATGTGGTCTACGCTTACATTTTTAGTTCCCTTTCCGTTGCCGTGACAACCAGTAATTATTTGGTGGATATAATATATTTTTTCATCAGAATAATTGTGTGTTTGAATGTATCCATTTTTACATTTATACCAAGTAAGACATCTTCCTATTTTATTTTTTAAATTTTTTTCTAGATTCTTTTCATAATCTTTTATAACTTGATAACTTTTATCACACAATTTTATAACCGTATCTTTCTCGCAATACATTAATAAATATTCTTTTCCATTGTCTTTTTCTTTTACTCTCCAAATTGGATTTTTCATAATATTTGCATCGTGTCCTATGTTATAATAATGTCCTTCTATATATTCAGTTACTTCGTATTTTTTATTTTCAATAAGTTGTTTATGGTAATGATGATATAACTCTACATTTTTTCTTCGCAAATCATATTGATTGTTGTTTTTGAATACACAACAATCTAATTCTGAATTATAATTAAATACGAAACTAAGATAATTTACTCTTTTATAATTTGACACGTATGATGGATAAATGTCATTTTCATTTACAAAAACAAATTTATTTTTTGAATTAATTAACTTATCCTTGGTAATAAAATCAACAAGATAAGTTCGGTTATTGTATTTAATCTCGCCGCACATAAGTTCTTCATTGGTTGAGTAAATTGGCTTCATTTCGGTTTCGTTTATTGTCTTTGTAGATGAAAGGCTTTGATATGAATCAATTTTATTCATATTATATACTTTATATAATATGATTCTATTTATATGGTTTATTCGTTAATATTTAATTAATAACAATAATATTTTATACCCATTCCTCTTAATTACTGTATGCTAATCCACCCATACCACTCATGACTCTCAGCACGTTGTAGTTAGTAGCATAGACACGGACCTTGGCGGTGTTGGTACCCTGCACAGTTGCGTTGGAAAGGACGAGCTGAAGAGTAGCATTGTCGATTCTGGAAAAGTTGCAGCTTCCACTGGGCTGGTGTTCTTCGGGGCGAAGGGCGAACGAATACACGCAAATACCAGTGTCAGGAGCACGAGTGTGGTGCTGGTAAGGCTGAACAAGGTCGAAGTA